GCGTCACTCCGTTCACCACGTCGGCAACAGAGTCGAACATGCTGTCCCACATCCCATCCCACCACTCCTCAACCGCCTTCCATTCCTTGCGCAGCTCGGCGCCGGCGTAGATGAGCCCGCCGATCCCGGCAATGCAGGCCATGATCGGCAGGTTGGCCGCGGTCCATGCGGCAACCGCCTTCCACGTGGCCACGTTCATGAGCAGCATCGCGCCTTGGGCCGCGATCATTGCGACCTTCGCGCCGTTGAATGCCACCGCGGCGACGGTGAGCACGAGCACGAGGGTCGTCAGGGCAGCCCCCCCGAGGACGATGGCGTCGGTGAGCCGAGGATGCGCCTGCAGCCAGGTCGTGACGGCGTTGATGACGGGCACCATCTTGTCGATGAGCCGCTTCAATATTGGGATCATCGTAGTGCCGATCTGAATCGCGACATCCTCGATCGAGCCATAGAAGTTGTCCCACTGGCCTTTCATGGAGGCATTCTGCTTGGCCGCAATCGCGGCCGCAGTGCCCTGCTTGCCGACCATCTTGGTGAACCTTTGCAGGTTTCCCGAGCCGGCCTCGCCGAGGAGCACCGTTGCGGCGGTGGCCGCTTCCATGCCGAAGATCGCCGTCGTCATCCCCTGTCGAGTGGCGGATCCATACTTCGACATCTTCTTGCTGATGTCGACCATGATGTCCGCGAGGGGGCGCAGGTTGCCGTGCGCGTCCTTTGTCTTGACGCCGAGCTTGGCTAGGGCCATCGCACCCTTGTGCACGGGCGCCGCGAGCCGGCTCAGCATCGCGCGCAAGGCGGTGCCCGCTTGCTCGCCCTTGATGCCGGCGGTCCCCAGGAGACCAGCCGCGGCAGCCGTCGTTTCGAGCGAGACCCCGGTGGCCTTCGCGATCGGCGCCACGTACTTCATGGTCTCGCCGAGCATCGAGAGATTGGTCGAGCTGTTCGTGAACGTGTTGGTCAGCACGTCGCCGAGGCGCCCCGACTCTCCGGCCTGCATACCGAAGCCGCGCAGAATGTTGGACGTAATGTCGGCCGCCTCGCCCAATTCGACGGCGCCGGCCGCGGCAATGTCCAGCATGCCCGGCATGGCAGAGAGAATCTCGTCCACCTTGAAGCCGGACTGCGCCAGGTACTGCATGCCGGTCGCGGCCTGGGTGGCACTGAACCGCGTATCGCGGCCCAGCTTTCGGGCCGTGTCCGTCAGGGTGGCCAGCTGGGCGTCGGTCGCCTTGGCGAGAGCACCGGCCCTAATCATTGAATCCTCAAAGTCGGCCGCGATCTTGACTGGAATCACCCATGTGGCCACGCCGGCCGCGGCGCCGAGGACGCGCCCCTTCGACTTGTCGAACTTCGATCGCGCGACCTCGAGGTTCTTCTGGTTCTCCGCTCGGGCGCCCGCGTTCTCGCGCATGCGCTTCTGGGCGGCCTGTGCCTTGGTGAGAGCGGCGGCCAGTTTGGCATTGTCGGCCGCGAACGTGCGCACGCCGATGCCAGCGGCGGCCATTGCCGACTTCACCGCCTTGAGCTCCGTCACCTCGCCGCGAAACTGCAACCGCAGCGCGGCTACCTTCGCCTGTGCATCGGCGAACTGGCGCGAGAGCTGAGCCGTCGGCGCGGACGTCGCCCGCATTTCGCGATCGAGCTTCCCCAGCTCGGCCTCGGCCTGGCGCAGCTTCAGCTTGGTCGCGTCGATCTCGTTGTGCAGGGCGCGGAAGCGATTAGACGTGCCCTGCGCCTTCTCAAGATGCGAGATCTTTTGCCCGAGCAGGTCGAGTTGCCCGGCCGCCGTAGTGATCGACTTGGACAGCGAGGCTTGCAGCTTGCCCCCGATCTGAAAGGCGATCTCATATTGCTTGCTTGCCACGGCTTCAGCCTTTCTTGTCCTGCGCTCGCACCTCTGAAACTACGTCCAGCCATCTCACGACCTGGCGGATCGGCATCGCCATCCAAGCGACAACGGGCGTGAAGGTGTCAGCGCGAGAGAGCAGGTACGCGGTGGCCATCAGGGCTCGAAGCGGGCTGGAACGGCGCCGAGGGCCAGCGCCATTCCCGCGATTGCCCGTCAGCCCATCAAAAAACCCTGCACGGCCAAGGTGACCTTGGTCGCGTCGGGCGCCTTCAGCTTGCGGATGAACTCCACCGGCACGCCGGCGGCCTTGGCAGCGACGTACATCATATATCGCTTGCTGGTGTCGGCGAGCAGGGGCATTTCCCCCGCCGCTTGCATCTCCGCCTCTGCGCTGGCCAGGTCGTCACCCGTGAGCCCGTCGAGGTTCAGCACGAGCTCGGAGCGCTCGACGTCTTCGAACTTCACCGGCGCCCGCAGCACGATGGTCTGATACCCGGGCGACGCCTCGCTCAGCTTCGCGACCACCTTGTCAGCCGGATCCGGAATGGGCCCCTGTTTGGCTTCGCTGGCCATGACTAGATCCCCAGATCCGCGCGCACGCCCGCGAGGACGTCGACGCCGTCGAAGCGCGCAATGCTGTTGTACTTGTCGATCTCGACGCGCTCTTTCCCGTCGACGTAGATCTTCAGGTAGACGACCTCGAACTCGTCGCCCGTCTCGGTCGGCGCGCCAACCTTGAACTTGCCCAGGTCGACCGACTTGGGGATCGCCTTCACGGTCACCCGAACGGGCACCGTCTTGAAGACCCCAGAGTCGTAGACCTGCTGAGAGCCTCGGAAGTCGAGCAGGTGAGCCGCCGGCGTGGCGAGGGTGCCAGCGTCGGCGTTCAGCATGCGGAAGTTCACCGTCACGGTCATCGACTCGTAATGGCCGAGGACGGGGCTTTCCACCTCGCCCGCGATGCCGGCACCGGAGACGGTCTCGGTCATCGCCTTCAGCTTGGGCAACTCGACGTCGGCCACGCCGATCAGGTTGTCGCCTTCCAGGTAGGCCCGGAAGTTGATCAGTTTCTCAGGAATGGGATTCGTCATGGGTCACCTCTTAGGCGAACAGGGTGGAGAGGTAGGACGGATCCACCTCGATGTTGAACGTCATCCCGTCCAGCGGCGGCGGTGGCATCCACAGCATGGAGTAGGTCACGTGGCCGTCGAGCAGGTCGGTGACGGAGTTGAGCTCTTCGCGCAGCTCCAAGCGCCCCCCGAGAATGAACCCTCGCGCGGCGAGGGCGTTCAGCCGGATATTCTCCGAATCGACGACGGATTCGAGCTTCCGGCGGTTCATGGGGTTGTCGACGCGCTGCCAGTGCGAGAGCACGACAACGCTCGTGTTCCACGCCCGCATGCGGACGAAGGGAATGAAGGCGTCCGCCGGGTCGGTGTTGCCCGGGTAGGCCGCGGTGCGGTTGCCCCACAGCTTCCAACCGCCGACGAAATTGAGCGCCGTGACGATGCCCTGCGCATTCAGCGCCGAGGCGGTCAGGGTGTCGAGGATGACGTCGGTTCCATCGGACAGCGCGATGCTGTCGATGGGCAGGGACTTGTTGCTCGGGCTTTCGTAGGGGATGCCGGCATTGTCGGCGTCGGTCTGCATGGCCCGCGCGGCGGTGAGCGTGGACAGGTGGTAGAGCGTGTCGCCCAGTCGACCCATCGGCCAGCACACCACCATGTCGGGGTCGGTGTAGCTGTTGGTGTTCTTCCAGGCGGCGGCGCCGCTGTAGACGACAACGTCGTCCGTCGGAATGTCGGCGAGCACGACGGCCTGGAAGTGGCCATTGATGCTGCCAGCCTTCGCGATCATTGCGGCGGCCACCGTCGGGTCGGTGGAGAATCCCGGCGCGAGGAGCTGGCCGGGCACCACACGGAAACGCGGGAACACCTCGGCCACCAGCTCGAGGCCGGTCTTCTCCTGGGTGCCAGCGTCGACCGTGCCAACAATGTCGGCGGCCAGGACCTCGCTGGGCTTCAGCACGTCGTATCCCACGTGCAGCGTGGCCAGGGCCGCGATGGTCCCGGTGGAAACACGCGTGATGATGCCCTCGCCCGCGGCGTTCAAAGCGAACGTGTAGTCCGTCCCGAGGACATAGGTCGTCGTGTCGGTGGCGTTCTTCACCACAACCGTCGAGGGGACCGGGTGCTTGACCGCGAGCTTGGCCGTGCCGTCCGCGCCGAGAGTCTTGGACTCCGCCGACACGGCATCCTTGTGCGTGTCCGGGTCGAG